GGTGAAGGAAAACTATAATGGCAACTAATCAAGTAGCAAGCACTAATACTCAAAATATTGTTCCAGTACAAGCGGCATTTAATACTGCTGGAACTTGTTTGGGTTTAGTTGGCCCTGGCGGTGCTTATTTTTCTCCTCCTTTGACAAATGATGTAATCAATCCTTCTACTTTGCAAATGGGTGGTAACTTGGTTGGTACATCAACTGTTCCTACTTTAGGTTCAGGTTGGGGAACAGGCGCTACTATTACTGCAAGTAACACAATGGCATTTAAAGTTGTTGTTGGTACTGGTGGTTCAAGTGCTGGAACAATTAATTTGCCAGCCGCAGTTAATGGTTGGGTAGCTTATGCTCAAGATATTACTAGCGGAACAAGTTTATTTTTACAACAAACTGCAAGCACTACGACCTCAGTAACTTTGACAAGCTTTAGCATTACATTAGGTACAGCTTCTCCAATGACTGCTGGCGATTCTATTTTGATTATTGCTATTGCTTATTAAGGTTAAAAATGGCTAATCCAGCTAATTCTACTGTTCAGAATTTACTTCCTGTTCAGGCTTATTTCAATATAGATGGAAGTTTTAATACATTTATAGGTCAGAACAAACCGTTTTATGCGACTGCTAATCCTGTTCAATCAGGATTATCCATTACTAATAGCACAATCAATAGCACAACTATTGGTGCAATTACACCTTCAACTGGTGTATTTAGTAGCGGTCAAGTAATTGCAACTCCTGTAGGTTCTACAGATATTGCAAATAAACAGTATGTAGATTATGTAGCGGCAGGATTAAGCTGGAAACAGCCTGTAGCAGTTGCAACAACAGCAAATATTACTCTTTCAGGTTTGCAAACGATTGATACTTATACCACTCTTGCTGGCGATAGAGTTTTGGTAAAAAGTCAGTCTAATGCGGCTCAAAATGGTATCTATATTGCTAGTAGCGGTGCATGGACTTATGCCGCTGATGCAAGCACTTGGAATCAATATGTAGGCGCTATTACTTTTGTAGAGTATGGAACACAAAGAAATGGTGCTTTTTATTGCTCTGCACAACCAGGTGGTACATTAGGAACAACTGCATTAAATTGGGCTAGTTTTAGCGTGTCAGCTACTTATACTGCTGGCACAGGATTAACTTTAACTGGTTATAGTTTTAGCATTACCAATACTGGCGTTTCTGCGGCCACTTATGGTTCAGCAAGTGCTGTTCCTGTTATTGCGGTAAATGCACAAGGTCAGATTACTTCAGCAACAACTACAACGATTGCTATTGCCAATACTCAAGTATCAGGGCTTGGCACAATGTCTACGCAAAATGCCAATGCTGTAGCAATTACTGGCGGCACGATTGATGGCACAACGATTGGTGGCACTACTGCTGGTGCTGTAACTGGCACTACTATTACTGCAAATACTCAATTTACAGGCGCAGGAACAGGATTAACTGGTACTGCATCAAGCCTTTCTATTGGTGGCACAGCGGCAAGAGCTACAAGTCTTGCTGGTGGTGTGGCTGGATCAGTTCCTTATCAATCAGGTGCAAATACCACTATATTTTTAGCGGCTGGCACAAATGGTCAAGTTTTAACTTTGGCTTCAGGAGTCCCATCTTGGGCTACTCCTACGACAGGAACAGTAACATCTGTAAGTGGTACTGGAACAGTAAATGGTTTAACTTTAACTGGCACAGTAACATCCTCAGGAAGCCTTACATTAGGCGGTACACTTTCTAATATTGCTAATAGCGCATTAACCAATAGCTCTATTACTTTTGGTGCAACTGCGGCCGCTTTGGGTACAACAGTAAGTGGTTTTAATGCTGTAACAATCGGTGCTACAACAGCATCTACAGGCGCATTTACTTATTTATCTACAAGCTCTACAACTAGCACAACTCCAACATTAGGATTTAATGCGGCAAATAGCCCATTAGCTATGGGTGCTACTGTTGCAAGTTCTTATTTGCAAGTAATAGCTCAAAACAAGAGTGGAACCGCTGGAGCATCAGTAAATTATGTTTTAAGCAATGATTTAGGTACAGATAGTACTTATTATGGTGAGTTCGGTATGAATTCATCTGTATTTAGCGCATCAACTCCTGCTGATTTTTTCTCCATTAATAATGGAATCTATTTTTCAGGTCACGATGGTGATATATCTGTCGGCTCTGGAAACGGATTTAAACATTATTTAGTATGGGGAAGTACAGGGCAATCAGCCCATGTAATTAATGCTACTGGTGCTATTGGTCTATCAACAAATTTAGGCACAACACCAGCATTAAGCGGTACAACTGGTTTTGGTACTGCTGGTCAAGTTTTGACAAGTCAAGGATCATCTTCTGCGCCAACTTGGACTACAGTTTCCGCAGGATTAACAGTAACAGACGATACAACTACTAATAGCACTCGTTATTTAACATTTACAAGTGCTACAAGCGGTTCTATTAGTGCTATTAATACTAGCTCCACTAAATTAACTTATAACCCTTCTACAGGCGTTTTAGGTTCAACAGGAGTTACTGTTGGAGCTACTGGAGTAACTTTTGCTAGTGGTTCAAATGCACAAAAAGCTCCTGCTAAAGTAATCCAAGTTGTTCAAACTACCTTAACATCTACTTTTTCAACAACATCAACATCTTATGTAGATATTACGGGAATGTCTGTTTCAATTACTCCTTTATTTTCTACAAGCACTATATTAGTTATGTTTTCTGGACAAATAACTTCTTTAACAAATAGCAATAGCGTAGGAATACAACTATCTAGAGGAGGAACTGCTTTATTTGTTGGCGGAGCTTCTGGCAGTATGGTTCAAGCTACAGCAATGGCTTATGGAGTCAATGCAGATTCTCAATATTCAGCTTCATTTAATTATATAGATAGTCCAGCAACAACTTCATCTACAACTTACACCATACAAATGCGTTGTAATAGTGCAGGAACTGCTTATCTTAATAGAAGTTTTAACGATAACGGAACAGTAACTGATTTTAGAACTCCATCTTCAATTATTGTTATGGAAATAGCGCAATGATAGATTATTCACAAATATTAACCATAAATTATCCAAATTCACAATGGGCTTTAGGTGGCGATACTTACGATGGGTTAATTTGGTTATCTTCTGACCCAAAACCAACTCAAGCAGAATTGGATGCTTTATGGCCTTCAACAGAAGATCAAATAGCTAAAAATAATTGCAAATCGCAAGCTACAACATTATTAAATAAAACCGATTGGACTTCTATTGCGGATGTAGGCGATCCTACAAAGGCTAATCCATATCTTATAAATCAAGCTGAATTTATTGCTTACAGAAGTACAGTACGAGGGTATGCCGTAAATCCTGTAATAAATCCAATATGGCCTACTCAACCAACTGAACAATGGAGTTCTTAATATGTATTTTGCAAAAGTAGAGCCCACGATAGATGCTTTTAAATTCTTGGTTTCCCAAGTAATTAGGGCTGACCAAGAATATATCAACACTCAAGTTGGTAATTGGCAGTTATGTGACTACAACACTTATGGAAATGTTCATTACGCACCATCTCCTCCTGCTGAACCAGGCACTCCAGATGGTGGAACGCCTATTAGGGCTAATTTTCCTGGCACAGGATATACATTTGATTTGAACTATACAGTTGGTGCTTATGTAGGCATTTTCTATGCTCCACAACCTTATCCTTCATGGGTTTTAAACACTTCTAACTTTTTATGGGAAGCTCCAGTAGCAATTCCTACAGAACTATTGCCAGAAGGTGAAGTTTATCAATGGAATGAAGCCACTAAATCTTGGATTATTGTAACGGTGGGTGCTTAATATGAGTCAGTTAATATTTCAATCAGTTTCAGGTGGTTCGGTCACATTTAATGGGCCTAATACTGCTGGAACTTATAATTTATCTGTTCCTGCCGCTGATGGAACATTGCTTTATCAAGATGCAACTGGAAACATTACATTTAACAATGTAACCGTAACTGGTCTTTTAAGTATTACTGGAACTTCTGCATTTAAAATTCCTGTAGGCAATACTGCTCAAAGACCTGGAACATCTGTAGCTGGTCAAATTCGCTACAACACAGATGGTGGCGGTCTTTATGAAGGCTATTTACCAGCCGTTTCAGCTTGGTATAAATTTACAATGGCTCCTGAAGGGCAATACACCATTCAATATTTAGCGGTTGCTGGTGGTGGTGGCGGTGGTCGTGGATATACTTCTGGAAATAGTAGTGGTGGTGGTGGCGGTGGTGCTGGTGGTTATTTCACAGGATCAATTACAGCTTTGCCTTCTACCGTATTCAATGTGGTAGTTGGTGCTGGTGGCCCTGCTGGAACAAATGGTAATAATTCATCTTTATCAGGTGTTATTACGGTTATTGGCGGTGGTTATGGAGGTTCAGCAGACCCAGGAGGCGGTGGCGTTACAGGTTTGCCTGGTGCTACAGGAGGTTCAGGTGGTGGCGGTGGAGCACCTGGTGGTCCTGGTGGAGGCGGAACTACTGGTCAAGGTAATGCTGGTTCAACTGGTAGCCCTGCTGGTGGTGGTGGCGGTGCTTCTGTTGTAGGCGCAGGACCTAATGGTGGTTCAGGTGCGGCAAATTCTATTACTGGCGCAAGCGTTTACTATGCTGGCGGAGGCGGAGGAAGTGCTGGTCAATATGCCGCTGGTTCAGGTGGTGCTGGTGGTGGTGGCGCAAGCGGTATTGGCTCTGGAGCAGGAACTAATGGCTCAATTAATTTGGGCGGTGGTGCTGGTGGCGGTGGCGTATTTGATGGCGTTGGTGGTTCAGGTGGTTCAGGAGTTGTTATTTTATCTATGGCTACAACTAGCTATACAGGAACAACTACTGGTAGCCCTGTTGTGACCACAAGCGGACTTAATACCATTCTTACTTTTACTTCTTCAGGAAGTTACACAGCATGATTTTCACTTGGAAAATTGGCGATATTCTTTCTGAAAATGATGTTATTACTCAAGTTGAATATACAGTTATTGCCAAGAATGATGAAGATTCAGTAACAACCAAAGGAAACTGGATTTTTAAAGATAAAAACCATTTTTTGCAAGACCAAACAACTGAAAAAGATGTAATCGCTTGGATACAAGCAGAATCAAAAATTGATGAAAAATGTATTATTGAAGATAATTTAGAGAAGCAACTACTTACTTTAAACAAGCAAGTATCTTTAAAAAAGCCTTGGGTTCTTCCTACATTTACAGTAAAAATTTAATGGAATATTATGACTCAGCCAATCGACATTATTAGTAGAGCTTTAAAAGATATTGGCGCATTAGAAGCTGGTGAAGTACCAACTCCTGAGGCGGCACAAGATGCTTTTGATATGCTTAATGACCTAATTGACCAATGGTCAAATCAGGACATGATGGTATTTAACACTACTGAAATAATATTCCCTTTAATTTCAGGTCAAATTCAATACACTATTGGGCCTACACCAAGCACAGCAAACTATATTGGCGCATCAATTACAGGCAAAATAGTTGGAAAAGTTCTTACTGTTTCTGGAATTACTAGCGGTGCAGTAGCATTAGGGCAAACCCTTAAAGGTGCTGGAATTCCATCAGGAACAAAGATTGTTCAGTTTTTAACTGGTGCTGGCGGTAATGTAAATGAAATAGGAACTTATCAGCTTAATGCTCCTGCTGATACTGTTACTCCTGTTTTTACAGCATCTATATCAGGGACAACCCTTAATGTAACCGCTATAGCTTCAGGCTATTTAGGCGTTGGTGCTGTAATTAGTGGTTCAGGCGTTACCGCAGGAACGACTATAACAGCCGTTATAAGCGCATCAGGTGGAGTTGGTACATACACAGTAAGTGCTACTCAAACAGTCGGTAGCGAGGCTATGACAGCTTCTGTAACGCCTATTCCTATTACTCTTTATTATCAAAAACCTTTAACAATAGATTCCGCTTATGTCCGTATTAATACCAATAGTAATGGTCAGCCTATACTTAATGGCGGTTTGGATTATCAGGTAGGCATTTTAGCCCTTGAAAACTATAACCAAATTGGCTTAAAAACGCTTAATGGCCCTTGGCCTAAAGCTCTTTATTACAATCCTAATGCTGACCAAGGCAATCTATTTGTATGGCCTAATCCAGCACAAGGTGAAATGCACTTATTTGCTTCTACTATTTTTAGTCGATATGAAACGCTATATGACAACATAGTATTGCCACAAGGCTATTCAATGGCGCTTAGATGGTGTTTAGCAGAACGCTTAATGCCTATGTATGGAAAAGTTAATCCTATTCAAATACAAATGATTAATGCTTATGCTTCAGGCGCTATTTCTACTTTAAAACGCACTAATATGAAACCAGTAGCATCGGCTTCTTACCCTACACAAATGCTAGTAGGTAGAGCTAAAGATGCAGGATGGATTCTTAACGGTGGATTTACTGGATAATGGCTGACTTTGGATTTGTAGGAGCTTCCTACACAGCCCCATCTATCTATCAAGATGACCAAGAATGTATTAATTGGCGACCTGAAGTAGACCCTACTAAAGCTCAAGGAGAAAGAGGCGTTGTAGCTCTTTATCCTACGCCAGGACTTACTCTTTTAAGTACTTTTCCTAACAAGCAATCTGTTAGAGGTTTAAGAACTATTTCTTCAGGTGGTTCACAGCTTATAGCCGTATGTGGCTCTTATGTTTATGCGGTAGCTTTTAATTTTCAAGTTTCTATTATTGGTAAATTATTAACTTCTAGCGGCCCTATAAGCATTACCGACAATGGTATTTATGTTTATATTGTAGATGGTGCAAATCGCTACACTTGGTTAATTAATTCTCCAAATACGACCAATTTTACTGGTTACATTTCTGGAACTACTTTAAATGTAATATCCATCCAAAATGGAACAATTCAAGTAGGTTCAGAAGTTTATGGTATTGGAGTGGCCGCAGGAACTTATATAGTAAGCGGTTCAGGATTTTTATGGACAGTAAGCCAGCCACAAAATGTAACACAACAAACATTAACAGCAGACCCAGCTTATTGTAAATTTGTAGGTTCTATTGCTACTGCTAGTGGCGTTACAACTTTAACTGTAAGCTCAATAACAAGTGGTTCTCTTGCTTTAGGACTTAATATTCTTGGGGCTGGAATAGCTTCAGGAACCATTATTACTGCTTTAGGTACTGGTTCAGGCGGAACAGGAACATATATATTAAATCCTGTTGCTCAAACTGTTAGCTCTGAAGCTATGTATGCACAGCAATTTTCTGTATTACCTTCTACAGATGGCGCTTTTACTGGCGGCGGAGTGGTGGATGTTAATGATAACTATTTTATTTATA